TGATGCCGCATGGCAAAGGACGGAACTTACAGAGGCGGCAGGCGCATTCGCGCAGGCGATAAGCCGGAACCTCTTGCAGATAAAATAACAAAAGGAAAAACAGCAAAGGTATTAGAAGTACCTGACCTTCACCCCGAGATTTTAGAAGCTCAAGACCTGGAAGTAGATGATGACCTTGTCGGTGAAGATATTCCCGAGCCTAGCGAATACCTACGCTCAAAACAAAAAGACGGGAAGCCACTAGGAGCAGATGCACTATTTAAAGAAACATGGTGTTGGCTTCGAGANCGCGGATGTGAGAAGTTTGTAAACCCTCGATTAATTGAAGCCTATGCTCAGGCTTTTACCCGGTACATCCAGTGTGAAGAAGCTATCAGCACCTACGGCCTATTAGGAAAACACCCTACCACAGGAGGAGCAATAGCAAGCCCCTTTGTACAGATGAGCCAGTCGTTTCAGAAACAGGCTAACCTGCTCTGGTATGAAATGTTCGAAATTGTAAAACAGAACTGCACGACTGCCTTCACTGGCAATCCTCAGGACGATATTATGGAAGCCCTTTTATTGGGCAGGAAAGGACGGTAAAGGTACATGAATGTAACTGAACGTTTTGAAAAGGTTAATATAGACAAGCTGGTGCCGTATGCCCGGAATGCCCGTACTCATAGCAAAGAGCAAATACTCCAATTGAGAGCATCCCTTCGGGAATTTGGATTTGTCAATCCAGTAATCGTAGACAAGGATTTAAACATTATTGCAGGCCATGGAAGAATCTTGGCTGCCAAGGAAGAAGGCATCACAGAGGTGCCTTGCGTGTTCGCGGAGCACTTAACCGAAGCCCAAAAGAGAGCATACATAATTGCGGACAACCGTCTTGCTATGAATGCCGGCTGGGATATGGAAATGTTATCGGTTGAGATATCAGAACTTCAAGGAGCCGACTTTGATCTGTCTGTACTAGGTTTTGATGAAGCTGAATTAAGCAAGTTAATGGGGGATATTGAAGATGTAAAAGACGATGACTTCGATGTAGATGAAGAACTAAAAAAACCGGCAGTAACAAAGGTTGGAGATTTATGGCTCCTAGGAAATCATCGATTAATCTGTGGTGACAGCACCAAAATAGACACTTTTACAGTCTTGATGGACGGAAAGCAAGCAAATCTTGTTGTAACCGATCCACCCTATAATGTGAATTACGAAGGTTCAGCAGGTAAACTCAAAAACGACAATATGGCAGATGAAGCATTCTATACTTTCCTTCTATCAGCATTTAAAAACATGGAAGCAGCGATGACAAAGGATGCTTCTATTTATGTGTTCCATGCGGACACTGAGGGCTTGAATTTTAGAAAAGCTTTCTCAGACGCTGGTTTTTATCTTTCAGGTACTTGCATATGGAAAAAGCAATCACTAGTATTAGGTCGCTCTCCGTATCAGTGGCAGCACGAGCCTGTTCTGTTTGGTTGGAAGAAGGCTGGCAAACACAATTGGTACTCAGACAGAAAGCAAACGACCATTTGGGAATTTGAGAAGCCAAAGAAAAACGCTGATCACCCTACCATGAAGCCAGTACCTTTGATCGCCTACCCTATTCTGAACAGTAGTATGGTTAATAGCATTGTGCTTGATCCCTTCGGCGGTTCTGGAAGCACACTCGTGGCCTGTGAGCAGACGGAGCGTATATGCTATACCATTGAGCTTGATGAAAAGTATAGTGATGTTATCGTTAAGCGGTATGTTGAGCAAGTCGGAGATTCAGATAGTGTGTTTCTATTAAGAGATGGTACGAAGTACAAATATAGTGAATTGGCAAAAGAATAATGTCTAAAAGACTTGCTATTTCACAGCTTTAGAGTGATATATGTAACTACCAAAAAGAAAGGTGGTAGTGATTATGAGAATAAACTACAACGTAACAGGCTCAGAGCGCAAGAACTTAGTGCAAGCAATCAGTGAATTAACTGGCGAGCCTATTAACTACAAAGGTGCACCCACGTTCGGATACGTGGTAGGGAAGTTTTACATCGATAAGAATGGAATGTTAAAAGGCGATGATAGTTCAGAACTAGTCAATAACCTGGAAGTTCTTCACGGTTTTAAGGCTATCAGCATGGAATACGACTCTCCCCTATCGGAAGAACAAACTAAACCGGATGATCTCCTTACCGTTGAAATACCAATCGAGGGCTTCACAGAGGAGCATTTAACAAATCTAGATAAAATAGTGGCAAGCAAAGCAACGCTAATCAAAAAAGCTGTCGACACTGAAGCCTTAACAATTGAAAGAACCGAAACCACAATCAAGTTTCCTTGGTTTAAATTAAAAAACGACTGCGGCGAAGTTGAAGCCTACACTGCCTTTGTAACAGGCCTTTGCTCCTTGGCAAAAAAGCAAAAACGAGTAACAGCTAAAGAAAAAGCTGTTGATAATGAGAAGTACGCTTTCCGGGTTTTTCTTTTAAGGCTTGGTTTTATCGGAGAGGAATTCAAAGTTGCTAGAAAGCTGCTCATGAAAAATCTTTCTGGTAACTCGGCTTTTAGGGATGGCACTCCGAATAAAGTGGAGGGTGAGCACGATGAATAACTTTCCATCAAGAGAAACCGTTGAACGTATCCGAAAACAATATGTCAGAGGCAGTCGTGTAGAGTTGGTTAACATGGATGACCCATACACAAAACTTAAACCCGGTGACCAAGGAACAGTGAATTTTGTTGACGATACTGGTACCGTTTTTGTTAATTGGGACAATGGCTCTACCCTCGGTGTTGTCTATGGTGTGGATAGCATAAAGAAATTGTAAACCACACGATCAATATTTGGAAAGCTTGAAGAGGCTAGTCACGAACTCTACTAAGGAAGGTGTAGAAGATGAATAATAAGGTGAAGGAGCAGATATTAAACATCAGGAACTCTGGCGAAACTAATATGTTTGATATTCCCAAGGTGCGTGAGATTGCATTTCGTAAAGGATTTATCGAATTAGCCTGCTACCTTACAGAAAACAAAATTGCTTACTTTCGTTTTATCTTGACCGGAGAAGAATAAATAGGATTAAAGTAAAACAACTGAGTGCAGTGCCGGAAACGGTACTGTTTCTCGTATAGATAGATTTTGTAGACTTGGTTAACATCAGGTCTTTTTTTATGCCATCAGAAAGGAGGCGGCAGCAATACGAAAACTAAAGAAATACACCCCAACAAAGTTCAAAGCCGAGGATTCAATCTACAGCGAGACTGCCGCCGACTATGCTGTTGCCTTTATACAAGCACTCAATCATACAAAGGGAACATGGTCTGGGAAGCCTTTTGATCTTATTGACTGGCAGGAGCAGATTGTACGGGACTTGTTTGGAATCTTAAAGCCGAATGGGTATAGGCAATTTAATACTGCTTATGTAGAGATCCCGAAGAAGCAAGGTAAATCTGAGCTTGCAGCAGCTATTGCCCTACTTCTCACCTGTGGTGACAATGAACAGCGGGCTGAAGTTTACGGCTGTGCGGCTGATAGAAACCAAGCATCCATTGTTTTCAATGTTGCTGCCGATATGGTTCGGATGTGCCCGGCCCTTAACAAGAGAGTTAAAATTCTCAACTCTATGAAGCGGTTAATTTATAAGCCAACAAGTAGCGTTTATCAAGTACTATCTGCTGATGTTAGCAACAAACATGGGTTCAATACCCACGGTGTGGTTTTTGACGAACTCCACACTCAGCCTAATAGAAAACTTTATGATGTTATGACCAAAGGTAGCGGAGATGCAAGAATGCAGCCGCTATATTTTTTGATAACTACTGCAGGTGACAATCAAAACAGCATCTGTTGGGAAGTACACCAAAAGGCCTTAGATATAATTAAGGGCAGAAAGCACGACCCCACCTTCTATCCAGTTATTTATGGCGCTGACCCCGACGAGGATTGGACTGATCCTAAAGTGTGGCGGAAGGCAAATCCCTCTCTTGGAATCACGGTCGGCATTGATAAAGTAAAAGCTGCCTGTGAAAGCGCGAAACAGAACCCAGCTGAAGAAAACAGTTTTAGGCAGCTTCGTCTGAATCAGTGGGTAAAACAATCTGTACGCTGGATGCCAATGGATAAATGGGATAAATGTGCATTCGATGTTGACCCGGATGCATTACAAGGACGGATTTGTTATGGTGGTCTTGACCTTTCGAGTAGTACGGACATTACGGCTTTTGTTCTTGTATTCCCACCAGCTGATGAAGATGATAAGTACAGC